ACAACATCAACAACTACTTGAATATGTAGGACTTGACGGAATGAGTTTTGATATGTTGAACCGTGCTATTGAAATTACTTCAGGAGTTCATCAGCCTAGTTTTAATTATCTAAAAGCAATTTTGGAGAAGTGGAAAGAAAAAGGTTTTACTTCACTTGAGCAAGTGGACGAACACGAAGAAGAAAGACAAAGTTCTAAAAACTCAACTTCTAAAACTAGAATTGTAGGAAACACAATCGAGCATGAATATCAAGGTGAGTTACCTTTTTAGAAAGGGGAGATGATGAAGCCTAAAAGGTATCCATACAATAGCAAAAAGAAAAATATAAAAATAGAAAAACCAAAGACATTGCGAGAAACAATTATAGATAAGATTAACTATGATTGTAATCGATTGAGTTATAACTCGAATTTAATAAAAAGAAAAAATGGGAAAGTATTTGAATGGAAAAATTAAGTTTAGATCCAATTTATTTCGTGAATGAAAACGAGATATGCAAAAAGCATTCATGCTATATGTGGACGTTCAAGCACCCAGTCAAAGCCAAAGGAAGAAGCACACCTTATCAGCCTACTTTCTGCCCCGAATGCCAGCGTGAAGATATGGCTAGAGAGCAAGAAAAGAAGATTGGCGAAGCGTATATCTCATCTATCTTGTCAAGCACCTATGATGTATTGGCAAGAAATAGCATCATGCCAAGTGATATGAAAGAAGCTAGCTTCAATACGTTTACAACGTCAAACGAGATTGACGAAAAAGCGAAAAACTACGCATTGAGAATTGCAAGGCACTATTTCAACGACGGCAAGGGTAACGCAATTTTACTTGGACAAGCTGGAGTTGGAAAAACGCATCTAGCTATTGCGATAGCTAAGAAGTTAAACATTGACTTCAAAGCCAATAACAATCCAAAAAGCGTTCTTTTCGTGAACGTACCTACCATGTTTCAAAAAATCCAAAGTGGGTTCAATCGGACAGATGCACGGACAACGGACGAATGGTTGGACTTGCTAAAGAAAGTTGATTATCTGATTTTAGACGACTTCGGGAAAGGCGATCAGGCGCAATGGAAAAAAGATTTTCTTTATAATCTGCTAGATGCTAGAGAAAAAACAATCATTACAACGAATATGACGGGGCAAAACATGAAACAAGCGTTTGATTCTAGCCTTGTCAGTCGGGTAGCAAAAGGCGCAAAGGATTTGACTTTTAAATATCCTGATAATTCGGAAGATAGGAGGACATTACCATTTTAAACATTGAAGAAAGAAAAAAGTTGATAGCGGATTTTGAGAGAAACCACTATCAACTACCAGATTACTTAAAAGAACGCTTACTGATTACAACAGACGAGCGTTTCACTCACAAACTGCAAGAAATGGCTTACTATTCAATGAATGGAAGTGTCTATCAGTTTGCAAAATAAAAAAGCACCTACGGGAATAGGTACTTACCAAAAATTACTACTTAAATTATAACATGGAGCAAGAAAAAATGAAAGTAAATATATACGCTTTCGGACGAAAAATTGAACAAGATGAAGAAATCATTGTACCAAACGGACATCATTTCTACAACGTACTTGACGGAATTTTTAATAATTTACTAGATCGCGAGGGTATCGCATGAAGTTATTAGACAAAATGACAAAATGGTTTTTTAACACAACCAAAATCGAAGTCAATACTGACTGGCGATTGGTTGCGTTGGATAAAAACAGATTAAACATAGACTTAGAAGAACGGTTAAAAGAAGTCAACCAACGATACCATGACAAGTGCGTTGAAAATGAAATCTTGTATCAGCGTATTGCCGATTTAGAAAAATTATTAGAGGTATAGAAAAATGACAGAACCAACTTTGGCAAGCCAATTTTTAGGCATTGCAACAATTATGACTTGCTTATTCGTTACTTTACTACTAATTGCAAATAGCGAGCAGAAAGCACGAAGACAAAAAGAAGAACAAGAAAGACTAGATCAAGCAATTATTGACGTTTATCAGCAAGGGCGAAATCAATTCAATAACATCGCACGCCAAAACATTCGTAACTGTGACCGTCAATTCACATACGATACACAAAAACCAGAGGGGCTAAGACCTGAACTACTTGCCCTACCACATCCGAAGGGGTGATTGTATGAACCTTTATATTTGGGATTGTGGTTGTTGTGACTGCGGACATGAATTTGAATTTATTGACAGCTATCCGCCTATCGAATGTGAAAAATGCGGAAGTACAGAATTAAGATGCGTATTTATTGGGAGGGAATATGATTAGTAGAACAATGAGCAAAATCGAAACAAATGTATTGAACTTGATTATCAACCGTGCAACGTTTGAAGAACCAATCAAAGCTGAAAAGGTCAGACAAGAAACTGGACTATCAAAGCGAAGTCTTGAAGAAGTGATCGAGAGCCTACGAGTGAATTTCAAGCATCCAATCGTTGCGAAAAAAACGCAACCTAGCGGGTATTACTTACCACGCAATGAAGACGAGCGAGAAGCTGGACTTGCGCCGTATAAACAACAAATCAGAACCGAACAGAAAAATCTTGCGACTGTCATGGCAGTTGACTTGAAAAAATACTGGAGCGTATAAGGAGCAAAAAACATGGCGACACTTTACGAACTTACTGGACAATTCCTTGACATTTATAACATGGACTTGGACGACGAAACAAAACTAGACACGCTTGATAGCATAGACTGGCAGACAGACTACGAAAATAAAGTAGAAAACTATATCAAAGCTATCAAGAATACTGAAGCAGACATGGAAGCACGTAAGAATGAGTCTGACCGACTGCTTGAACTTAACAAGAAAGACAAGCGAAAAGTAGAACGAATGAAAGAAGTGCTAAAAGATAGCATGGCACTTACCGGACATGAACGAGTTGACACACCTTTATTCAAGGTATCTTTCAGAAAATCTGAAGCCGTGGAAGTGGACGACTTACTTCTTCCGGAAAGCTATAAAGTTGCAACTTGGAAAGCTGACAAGAAACGCTTGAAAGAAGACTTGAAAAGTGGCCTTGAAATTTTGGGCGCTGAATTGGTAGAACGTAAGAATTTGAGTATCAGATAAGGGGTATCGCATGACAAAATTATCTTTTTCAGAATTACAAAAGAAAATGCAGTTAGAAAAGAAAACGTCAAAGGATGTTAAATATGCTTTTCGTAACGCTGAAGACATTTATACAAAGTTTAAAGAGATCAATACAGACTGGGAGTTGACAGTATTAGATGACTTACTTATGGTTGGTGAACGTATCTTTGTAAAATCAACGGCTACGGTTACAAACGGCGAAAAACAATTCCAATCTATCGGATTTGCAGAATTGGACACAGTACCAGTTTTAAACACACAAAAAGGACAAATCAAGCAAATGCAAACTCCACAATGGACGGGTGCGGTCAGTTCTTATGCTAGAAAGTATGCTTTACAAGGTTTGTTTGGAATTGGCGAAAAGGACGTAGACGAGTATCCAAGCGATATGAACGAACCAGAACAACCAAAAGCCAAAGCCAAAGCCAAAGCAAAAGTACGACCAAACGATGAACCCGTCATCTCGGTTGAGAAAGCAAACTACTATTTGAAAGAAATTGCTAAAATCTCACAAGAAAAAGGAAAAGAAGACGGTTCAATCGTGAAGTGGTTCTTGCAACATTTAGGAGTTGCTGACTATAAACAAATTAAAGAATCGCAAGTAGAACAAGCTGATATGCTTTTAGGAAAATTGAAAGGAAACTAAAACATGATTAACAATACCGTACTTGTCGGAAGACTTACGAAAGACATAGATTTACGTTATACCCCGTCAAACGTGGCAGTCGCTACGTTTACCCTTGCAGTCAATCGCACGTTTAAAAACGAAAATGGAGATCGTGAAGCTGATTTTATTAACTGCGTGATGTGGCGACAACAAGCAGAAAATCTTGCAAACTGGGCGAAAAAAGGCGCATTGATTGGAATTACTGGACGTATTCAGACACGAAGCTATGATAATCAGCAAGGTCAACGGGTTTATGTGACCGAGGTTGTCGCTGAACAATTCCAGTTGTTAGAAAGTAAAGGACAAGGCAATCAAGGACAACAAAAACAAGCGCAACAACAAGCACCCGATTTTACAAGACAAGGCGCACCAATGGACATTTCAGATGATGATTTGCCGTTCTAAACATATGTATAAAGGAGAAAAACAATGAAACAACAAAAAGAATTTTACGCAATCGCACAAAAAGGAACAAATAGATTTTTAACTAAGTATCAAAGTAATGAACGAGCTCTAACGTATAGCGCGACATACTCTAAAGATATTCGTGTTGCTTCAATTTTTGAGAAATCGGATGACGAAACATACGAAGCAATCCAAAATATCGCTAAAGCATTGGGTGCTCGTCTTGTTAAAGTAAGAGCGGAATACGAGATTATGGAAGAAGACGGGGCAGAACTTGAAGAAATAAGCAAAGACGAACAAAAAGAAGAAAATGCTAGAAAGTTTTTATCAGATTTATTGGGGTTGTAAAGCATGACCGAACCAATCAAGCTAAAATTTGAACTTGACAGAAAACAGATGATTTCAGCGAATGACAGATTGCATTTTCAGAAAAAAGCTAAAATCACAAAGTTTTTACGACAACTTGCGCATTATGAAGGGCGGAATACTTTACGAGATTACTTTGGCTTACCTTTTAACGAGGAAAAGCCTTGCAAAGTGATTGTTTGGGTATTCGCCCCAACTAATCGCATATATGACCCGCCGAATTGGTCGCCTACAAGTAAGGCGTTATTAGACGGCTTGACGGATGCGAAGTTTTGGACAGATGATAATTATCACGTTATCAAGTCAACAGACTTTAGGCACGGTGGAGAGTCCGGAAATAAGAAATATAGAATTGAACTTGAAATATCAAGGATAACTGAAGATGAATATTAAACAACAAATGATTGAATCACTAGAACGTTCAATCGAGAAAGCGACCGCAAGGATTAAAGAGCTGTCTGAACCTTGCGTGAAGTCGCTTGCACACTCACGAAGCGCAGAACGTGATTTTTTGGAAGAAGAAGCTGAAAAGGTATCAAGAACAGTTGAAGGAGTTGAAAAATGAATAAACAAGAATTGATTGAAAAATACAAGTATTTGAACCATGATTGTTTCAGAAGGGTTGATACGTCTGAAGTTTTGAGAGATTTAAAACAACTAGACGAACCGCAGAAAGTCAAAGTTCCGCAGTTTGTGGCTGACTATATAGAATTTCAAAAGAAATATAATTTCCATGTTTACGGAGCGATGAGAGTGATTGAAGATCATTACGACAAGAGAGTCCCTGAATGGTTCTACGACGGCAATATCGAAAAATTCTGTCTTGCATGGATTCTAGGCTACGAGGTCGAGAAAGAAAAGCGGTATTTGGTAAAAGTGAAAGGTGTTAATGAATATGGTTGCTATCTTAATAAAGGTTCATCATCCAAAGAATATTTTTTGGAATCAAAAGCCGAAATCGGTGGGTGCAGAACCAAGCACACCCGAAAACAATTAGAAGAAGATGGCTTTGGCTGGGTGCTCGACTGTCCAGGTATTGAGCTTGAGGAGGTAATGGAATGAGACCAAAATTTAGAGCGTGGATAAAAACAGAAAATTGTTTTGCTGATTATATAGAGTCAATTCGATTTTACATAAACGAAATAGACTTATGCTGGGGCGGGATATGCGAAAGTGATTGTTTTGATTTCAAAGATGTGATCCTCATGCAATCAACAGGACTCAAAGATAAGAACGGTCAAGAAATCTTTGAGGGGGATATTATTACAAATGGTATAGATATTGTGGATGTAAGAAACCATGAAACTCTTGGATTTTACACAATGGTTAATGGTAGAGAAGTATTTTTCGGACACGGAACGAGCATTGAGGAATTCGAGGAAGATATTGAGGGATTTACTGAAATAGCTGAAATCATCGGTAACATCTACGAAAATCCAGAACTTTTGGAGGTGGAAGGATGAACCGACTGAAAAAAGATTTTATTCTAGCTATCGAAAATTTAAAAATTGATATTATAAAAAACTCAGATAATCTAGACAGCTATGAGTTAGGAAATATCAAGAGACACGCAAGAGATTTATATGAGAGCCTTGTATGGCTACAGTGTATGGCAAAAGAGGTGGGAAAATGACAGAAACTATAAAATTACCACAATGGTGTAAACCTGAAGATAAAAATGCAAGATATGGCACACTTGAAGAACTAAAAGATTTGCTTCTTTATAAACGTATAGTGAAATGGGATGCTGATTTCTTAGAATTAGAAAATGGAGTCAAAGTAACTATTGAAATGTCAGAAAGTGACTGTTGCGCTTGCGCTGGAGGAGAATTTCAAAATGTAACACTTGATGCAGTAATCACAGATGTTGAAATAGGAGAACAAGTAGAAACATCTAATGAGTGGTCTGTTGGTAGTTGCAACAAAGTGACTATATATCACAATCAAAACCCGATAGCGCTAGCTGAATGTTATGCAGAACATAACGGTTACTATTATAGCGTTGGTTCATTAGTTATTGGTGACATTCATTTTCCAGTAGTAGAAGCTTAGTTGAAAAATAGAGGTTACAGAATGAAACGCTTTTTAATTGGCTATGCCATACTTACTACGTGCTTGCTATTCATGCAACGTGAAGCACAAAAACCCTTGCTAGTCTATCACGCTGATAGTAAATACGCTATTACTGGCAAGGTGGAAGAAAAACGAAAAATCGGTAGTCTATTCACTATCACGGTAAACGGGAATGTGTTTGTGGTTAGTGAAGAACGGTATCAAAATATTGAAGTAGGAGATGATATTGAATTATGACAACAAATATGGAATTACTGGCGCACAGAGTCGAGCAGTGGGCGAAAGAACGAGGGTTAGATAACCCTAATAATAGCACGGTTCAAGCGTTGAAATTATTTGAAGAAGCGGGAGAACTTGCACAAGCGCATTTAAAAGAACGTGAAGCAGACGGAAAAGATGCAGTCGGGGATATTTTGGTAGTGTTAACTATCTATTGTCAACAGAAAGGCTGGAGCATTGCAGAATGTTTTGAACTAGCTTATAACGAGATCAAGAACCGAAAAGGTAAAATGGTAAACGGTTCATTTGTGATTTGAGTAACGTTTTAGATGCGTTGAAATCTATTGAAAAGAAAATGGAGAAAAATAAACAATGAGCGATAACGTAAATAAACCGAGCCATTACATTTCAGAAAGTGGGATTGAAGCCTTGGACGTGATTGATGCGTTTAAGCCTTGCCCCGAATACAAGGCTGGTTTCTTTTGGGGTAACGTAGTGAAGTACGTTTTGCGATTTCACAAAAAGAACGGTATCGAAGATTTAAAGAAAGCGGAGTTTTATTTGAAACGATTGATCGAGGAATTAGAACATGGATAGACTTGAATTAGAGTACGCGCTTTATCAAGATGATGATTTCATTACTTGCGGAACAATTAAAGAGATTAGTGAAGAAACTGGAATATCTGAAAAGAATTTGCGTTACTACTCTTTCAAGTCTTATGAAAAAAAGTGTCCGAACGGAAAAAGGTTGGTAAAAATTGATATGGAAAAAATAAGCAAAAGACAATGTGAACGTTTTTCATTCATGTTAAAGCAGAAACGCATTGACAACAAACTTTCACGAAAAGCACTTTCTGATAAATTAGGATATTCAGAGTCACTTATTAAAAAATGGGAAACTTTGGAAGTACATCCGAACCTATACAATGTGGAAGATGTAGCAACATACTTTAACTTGCCTTTGAATATCTTAATCGGAGAGGAGTGAGCAAATACTGAAAGCTATTAAACGTGAACTAAAAAAACTAAAATTTAAGAATATCAAAATACAGTCACTACATTTTGAAATCATCAATCTTAGAAGTGGTATTGTCAAAAACCAGTCTTTTGACGGTATGCCAAAAAGTCCAAGCAATGATAATCGGACAGAAGAAATGAATATCAAAGTCATTGATCGCATTGATGAACTCTACCGAGAAATTGAGAGAGAATACAAAGAACAAGAAACGCTTATAAAAGCGATTGAGTCGTTAGAAGAACCGATTGAAAATATCATCATGAGGTTGTTATATATTGACGGTCTTTCTTGGTCTGAGGTTGAAAGACGTTTAAATTGCAGTCCTGCAACTATTCAACGTGCTAGAGATAAAGCACTTGTCAAATTATCTAAAATCTTTGATAACAACGATAGTATTTGATAGTTCTAAAGTGATAATATGATATTGTCAGATAGACCAAAGGTTTGACAGACTCCTATATATTTTACAAAGGGCATTATGCCCTTTATGGCGACGAAAGGTTCTATAATCTCTTTAATTTTAAAATTGCAAGCTATACAAACTTTTTGCTCCGCTGGTTCGATTCCAGCCGTCGCCTTTAAGACTGCAAAAAATAAATTTAAAAAGACAATATACTATTGATTCTCCGCAAGGCTATGCAGTCGCCTTGCATTTTAAAAAGTCCTTATGAAAATCAGTCAGCTTTAAGCTGGCTTTTTTGTTTGTTTAGAAAGGAGGGCAAATGTCTAAAGTTAAAGAATGGTTGAACGAAGAAAAACTGATGCTTGTTTCATATTGGGCAAAAAAAGGTTTGATTGATACGCAGATAGCTGAAAATATAGGCATTGTTCCTTCAACTCTTTATGAATGGAAAAAGAAGTATCCGGAGTTTTCGGAGGCTTTAAAGGCTGGAAAGGAAGTTGCAGATGCGCAAGTTTTTAATGCTTTGCATCAATCTGCTATTGGTTTTCATTACTTAGAGGAAGCAGTTACGAATACGGGCGAAGTTGTAACCGTGAAGAAGTATAGCAAGCCAAACGTTACCGCTCAGATATACTGGCTTAAAAATCGAGTTCCGGATGATTGGCGAGATAAACAAGAAATCGAGCAAATCAACAAGAATATTGATATTAAGGTAGGTACTTGGGATGATAACGAAGAATAAACCTAAAATTAATATCATTATTGACTATCCAAGCCGTGTTTTCAACAAACATATCTTTGATAAGCTATACGACTATTCAACCTTTACTGAAGTTCATTATGGTGGTGCTTCGAGCGGTAAAAGCCATGGCGTGATACAGAAGGTTGTTTTTAAATCTTGCCAAGACTGGAAGTATCCACGCAAGGTTCTTTTTCTGCGTAAGGTAGGCGCAACGGTCTATGACTCTATCTTTGAAGATGTGAAGCAGTGTTTGGATAAATGGCAGTTATTAGATAAGTGCAAGATAAATAATTCAGCGTATCGTATTGAACTACCAAACGGCGCACAATTTATATTTAAAGGGTTAGACAATCCGGAAAAAATCAAGTCAATCAAGGGTGTGTCAGATGTCGTCATGGAAGAAGCGTCAGAATTTACGCTTGATGATTACACGCAGTTGACTTTGCGTTTACGGGATAAGAAACACTTGAATAAACAGATATTCTTGATGTTTAACCCAGTATCGAAAGTAAACTGGACGTATAACGCATTCTTTGTGAAGAAGCCAAAAAATACGGTTGTTTATCATACATCATACAAAGACAATCGCTTTTTAGATCAAGTAACTATTGAGAATATCGAGGAACTAGCAAACAGAAATGAAGCGTATTATAAGATTTACGCTTTAGGAGAGTTTGCGACGCTTGACAAGTTGATTTTCCCAAAATTTGAAAAGCGACTGTTAAATAAGAGCGAGTGGGAACACTTACCCGCTTATTTTGGACTTGACTACGGTTTTATTAATGACCCGTCAGCCTTGCTTCATGTAAGGATAGACGACGAAAACAAGCGTTTATATGTCGTTGAGGAATTTGTGAGAAAAGGCTTGACGAATGACAAGATAGCCGAAGCTATCAAGGCGCTTGGATATGCTAAAGAGCAGATACGGGCTGATAGTGCTGAAAAGAAATCTAATCAAGAATTGCGAAATCTTGGAATTCCTCGGGTTATTGATGTGCAGAAAGGTGCTGGTTCAGTCATGCAAGGCATACAATACTTGTTACAGTATGAATGGATAGTAGATGAAAGGTGCGTTAAATTGATTGAAGAACTAGAAAACTACACTTGGAAGAAAGATAGAAAAACGAACGAGTATATCAACGAACCAGTAGATAGCTATAACCATTGTATAGATGCTATACGCTACGCATTGCAAGATAGGATTTTCCAAACAAGAAAAGATGTGGACGTTGACAAAGCAATCAGTAAAATCAATAAGATGTTTAGGAGGTAAAGAGTGGATAAAGTAAATGAATTTGAACACGGTATAGACACAACCACGAAAGCGAGGTTTGACAGTCTATACTTTAGAACAATCGCAAACGAGCAATTTAGATATGTTTCAAGTGATGCGTTGTTAGATACAGCGAACGGTAAGAAAGCATTTAGAGATATGATTGATACTTTCTTTACTAGTCAGCAAAAGCGCTTGAAAGTATTGTCTTCTTACGCTAAAGGCGATAATTACAGTATTTTGAACGGGCATAGACGACTGGATAACGAGAAAGCAGATTATCGAGTACGTCATAAGTGGGGCGGATATATTTCTAGTTTTGCAACTAGTTATGTTATCGGTAACGCCGTTTCAGTCGGTGTCCTTGAGGGAGCAGACGAGAAACAACTTAAAACCATTCAAGAAATTGAGTGGAACAACGACATAAACGCCTTGAATGGTGATTTGGCCCTTGATGCTTCAATCTTTGGTCGTGCTTTTGAGTATCACTTCCGAGATAAAGACGGAGCGGATAGAGTAGTATCTATCAGTCCACTTGAAATGTTTGTGATCCGTGATTTAACAGTTGAACAAAATATTATTTGCGCCGTGCATCTTCCAGTATTCGCTGATAAAGTGAACATGACAGTCTATACTAAAGACCAAGTTATCACTTTTAAACCATTTTCTAGTGGTTCAGTAAAATTGGCGGTTGATACAATCACGAAACATGAATATAAAGACGTTCCCGTAGTTGAATGGTGGAATAACCGCTATCGAATGGGCGACTTTGAAAGTGAAATCCCGTTGATTGATGCCTACGATGCTGGGCAGTCAGACACGGCAAATTATATGTCAGACTTGAACGATGCAATGCTTGTTATCAAGGGCGACTTGGACGCTATCGGAGCAAGTGCTGAAAGTGTCGCTAAAATGAAAGATGCTAACACGCTACTACTTCAGACTGGAATTAGTGCAAATGGACAACAAACAAGCGCAGATGCTGGATATATCTATAAACAGTACGATGTAAACGGCACGGAAGCATATAAGAACCGTTTAGCAAACGACATTCACAGATTTAGTCGTATTCCTAATCTTGAAGATGACCGTTTCAATGCTACTTCATCCGGAATTGCTTTGCTTTATAAGATGATTGGTCTAGAGCAAGTCAGAAAGGATAAGGAAACGTTCTTTACAAAGGCTTTGCGCCGTCGTTATGAACTAATCAGCAATATTCACAAGGCTATTAATAAGCCGTTGATTGAAGCTAGTAAGCTAACTTTCACTTTCCATCCAAACATTCCGCAAGATGTCTGGAATGAAATCAAAGCGTATATTGAAGCGGGCGGAGTGGTATCACAAGAAACACTCATGAATAACGCTAGCTTTACGGACTACAAGACAGAGCAGTCACGCATTTTGAAAGAAACTGGCGCAAGCGACCATGAAATCATGCAGTTAGTAGGTGGCATGAATGAGCAAGAAAGCTGATAACCGTCTATATAACGCAGAACGTAAGGCACAAGCTGAACTAATCAAGCGTGATTTAGACCGTGACAAACTGATAACACAGTTGTATCAAGAAAGCTATGACAGACTGCAAGCGCAGATAGACAAGTTCTATCTTGGTTATGCTGGGCGTGAGGGTTTGACGAAGCAAGAAGCAATGAAGCGTGCTTCAGAGTTTGACGTTACGAAGTTTGCAGAAAAGGCAAGAAAAGCCGTTAAAGAGAAAGATTTCAGTCATAAGACTAATTCTTGGTTACGGGTTTACAATCTGAAAATGAAAGTCAGTAGGCTGGAACTTTTGAAAGCTGAGTTAGGTCTTGAAATCAACAGTTTGACAAGTAACCTTGATGAAGTCTTCGACAAGGCACGCAGAAGCGAATATTTAGCCGAATACAAGCGCCAAGCGGGTATCTTGGGTATTTCATCCAAAGGAGCGAAAAAGCGCTTAGATTCGATTTTAGACGCTGATTTTTACGGTCAGAATTTTTCGAGTCGAGTTTGGGGGAAAACAGGCTTACAGCCTATGCTTCAAAGAGATGTTTTCGCTTCTTTAAATCGTATCTATACAGATATGAACGGCTACCAAAAAGAGATGAAGCGACTTGCTAATAAGTACGGAACAAGTGAGTATAACGCTAAACGGTTGATTAAAACTGAGATAGCAAGAATAAACTCTGACACAGACCACGCTATGTTAAAAGATAACGGCTTTACTCACATGATTTTTGTCGCTGAAAGTGGCGCTTGTGATATATGTAAGCCGTTAAACAATACGGCAGTACCGATTGACAAAGTAGAAAAAGGCGTAAATATGTTTCCTATGCATCCTAATTGTAGATGCTCAGCGTATGGACATATTGAAATGAAGTATAAAGACGGAAGAAGTACGCTAGATGAGTTTGAGAAATGGAGCGAAAGCGAAGATAATATAATTCTTGAACAAACTGGAGAAAACAACAAGAAAACTTCATCAACAAGAGCAATAACTGGAGAAAAACAAAAATTATTGCCGTTTGAAGATGATGAAATCTTTGAAGCGCAAGACTCGGACGATATTGATGCTTTCTTTAACGAACAAGCGAAGTATAAAAAGTGGTATAATGGACTTACAGAGGAAGAAAAACGCGCTATCTATTCTTATACTACAAGCGATTACCACGATTTCAATAATATTAAACGCTTTGGACTTGAAAAGGCTCTTGAAATCAAGAAAGAATTTTGGCTAGATGAATATGGCGAAGCTGATTTAGAATATGCGTTGGAAGAAGTTAGGAAAACAAAAAACAAAATTCCTATACTTGAAAAAGCCTTGTCAGATTTTGCGCCTGAAAAAACTTTTAAAGCATATAGGGGGACGGGTTCTGTTTCAGCATTAGGGGAAGATTTGGGCTATTTAGATCTAGAGGTTGGACAAAAGCTTTCTTTGGACAAGTCGTTTACTTCATTTAGTTTAGACAAGAACTATGCTAGAGAGTTTGCTCGCGACGGCGACGGCGCAAATATTCTATTTGAGGTTACTGTTAAGAAAGGCCAAAAAACTGGCGCTTACATTGCCGAATTAGCAGATTTCAACCCCGAAAAAGAATATCTTATGAAACCTAACTTGAAATATAACATTATTTCTAAAACAGAAACTGAAGATGGATTGCTTGTTTATGGTTTGGAGGTGCTAGAAAATGGGTCTTGATAAAGATTTTGTACAAAAGATTTTTTCTAAGGGAGAGGATAGAGTAAATAGGCTTATTTTTGTAAAACCGGAAGAACTTATTGAAATATCTGACGAAGATTTAAGTTATTTTGGCGAGGGTATTTTCTACTGTTTGCCCCGTAACCAATATATAAAAGACAATAAAGATAAAATTAGAAAAATCTATAACTTATCTAAAGAGATGCCAAAAATAAATGGCGTTTATTTACCAACTTTTTTAAAAATGAGAGCATGGGATAGAATTAGAAAGACTAAACCAACTTTAAAAGAAATTATTGACATGACAAAAAAAGAAAGCATTTAGAAAATCTAAGTGCTTTTTATTATGTTTAAAACTTTTAACCGTATATAACCTATACGGTTTTTTTATTGTCCAAACCGTGCTGAAGACGTTAAAAGTTGCATGAGTTCGAGGGGGTTGCTCGTTAAAGCGTAGAGAAAGGAGCCAAACATGGCAGAAGAACAAACACAGACGGTTGAAACACAAGTACCGGAAGTAGTAGAGGAACAAGCTAGCACTCCAAAGCAAGAGCCGGAAAAGACAGTATCAATCGCAGAAATGCAAAGACGACTTGAGCAAGCAGAGAAAAAGCACGCTCAATCTACTCAAGAAGCTATTGCGAAGGCTTTGGAGAAATACAAGGCGGAAACCGAATTATCGGGTAAAGAACTCGAAGAATACCGCAGAAAAGAAGCCGAAGCAGAAAAGCAATCGTTACTTGATAAAATCGCCGGTTTAGAAAAAGAACAAACCAAGCGAGAGTTGACAGATGAAGCTATTAAAACTCTATCAAGTCGTAAGTTGCCAGTAAATGATCGTGTCCTTGCTTTTGTCGTAAAAGATACGGCAGACGGCACACTTCAAGCTATTTCAGATTTTGAAAGTATTATTAGTGAAATCAAGTCTGAATACACACAATCAGAACCGCCCGCAGTAAGTACGGCTTTTGGTGGTTCAAAAACTCAATCAAGCGGAGAAATCTTCCGCAACTCAAGAATTATCTAAAAGGGGAAAATATAAATGACAGTACAAACATTCACACCGGATAAGGTTTTAGTTTCAGAAAAGAAAGACGGTACACTTTATACCGAATTTACAGACATTATCATGAAAGAGGTTGCTAACAACTCACTTGTAATGCAACTTGGGAAATATCATGAAATGGACGGGAAACAAGAAAAAACTGTTTACGTTCAAACCGACGGAATCTCAGCTTACTGGGTAGATGAAACGGAAAAAATCAAGACTGACAAGCCTGAAATTGTACCAGTAAAACTTCGTGCCAAAAAACTTGGTATTATCCTTGTTGCTTCTCGTGAAGTGCTTAATTACACATGGCAAAAATTCTTTGAAGAAATGAAACCACAAATCGTTGAAGCATTCTACACTAAAATTGACGAAGCCGGATTGCTTGGACATGAATCGCCATTTACAAACTCAGTTGCTAAGGCTGCTAAAACTGCTGAAAACATTGTCGCTGGTCCAGTAAACTATGAAAATATCTTGAAACTAGAAGATAAGTTGCTTGACAAAGACGTGGAAATCAATGCTTTTGTTTCTCGTTTGTCAAACCGTTCAGCACTTCGTGATGCTCGTGACGGCGATAAGAAAACAATCTTTGATAAAGATACAAATAAACTTGACGGAATTACAACAGTAGATATGAAGTCTAAACAATTTAAGAAAGGCGATTTGTTCGCTGGTGACTTTGACAATCTTATTTACGGTGTTCCTTACAACATCAACTACTCAATTTCAGAAGAAGCTCAAATCTCAACAATCAAGGGAGCAAACAACGAACCAATCAACCTATTTGAACAAGAAATGGTTGCTATCCGTTGCACAATGGACATTGCGGTTGCAGTAACTAAAGACAATGCATTTGCACGTTTGACTGCTTCAGCTGAAAACGTCTAATCAAGATTAGAAAGGGGAGTCAATGGCCTATATCGTAACAAAAAACATTATTGATACCAAAGACAATAACCGATTTTATGAAGCTGGCGAGGTTTATCCTCGCTTTGACTTGAATGTGTCAGATGCTCGCATTAAAGCACTTTTGAAAAAAGGTGTTATCGAATCAGACGGAGCGCAAGGCGACATTGTTTTGCCTAAAGCTGAACCCGTTGAAGAAATCGAAGAAGAAGCAGGAGAATAAGCATGGATAATGCCCAACTTGCTAAAATTAAGCGTCGGTTGGGTATTGATCTAACCGACACAAAAGAAAATGACTTGTTAAATGACCTAGTTGAAGATGCTGAAAGCTACTTCAAATCGCTTACTGGTTCGGTATATATCGACAGTAAGTATAATTTCATGATTGAAAATGTTGTTTATAAACTCTACGGGCGCAAAGGCTCAGAAAGCGTTTCTAGTGAAACGGTGGACGGTTATTCAGTAACCTATCAAGACTTTGACAACCTATTCAAACCTTACATGGCTATTTTGAATAAAGATTTTGGCCTTGACGGTTCACAGCGACAGCGCGGAAAGGCAATCTTTCTATGAAAACTCCGCACAGAATCACGCTCGTAAGAGGAAAAGGCGTTGCTAAGTACAATCCAGTAACGGACACTTACGAAAACCAAGCTGAACAATCCGAAATTGTACCATGTTTTGTGAATTTCATTCAAAAAGCAAAGGTTTTCGAGTTATACGGCAATCGTTCCGATGTCGTCATGATATGCAGATTTCAGCAAGAACAAGAACCGTTCTTGTATGCAATTTATGACGGGTTCAAGTATGAGCAGATTGATAGCGTAGAAGCTTCAAAATGCGCCGTACGGCTCAAAAGGACGGTAAGGGTATAAATGGGCGCAAGTATTGAATGGCACGGTTTAGAGAAGCTAACAAGCACGATTTACAACGCACACCCTAAAGCAGTAGAGCAATCCTTACAAGTGTTAAAAAACAACGCTGAAAAAGGGAAAAAGACTGCTCGTGATTTAGCACCTAGAGATACCGGCTTTTTAAAACGTCATATCAATGTTTCATATCACGGTATGGAAGCATGGATAACGGGAAGCGCATCTTATACGGGTTATCAAGAATACGGCACACGCTACATGGCTGGCAAACCACATTTCAGACCAATGCTTGAACAGATTACGCCGGAATTTCAAAGAGATATGACAAACGTTATGAAAGGAGTTTTTGAATGACACCAAACCATGATTTATTCAGAAAGATTTTTGGTATCAGCGATGCGAGGATTGATACATACGATTATTTGCCCGAAGCTGATACAAAATATCCGTTTGTTTATATCGGTGAAAATAACGGCTCAGACACGCCTAACAACGACTTAATCGGCACGGCACGGCAAACAGTCCATATTTACGGAATACGAGCGGATAGAGCCAAAATAGACAACATTTCAGTCTATCTTGAGAATGTATTGAAGCATTTGAAAGACGGGTATGAGTATAACTTCAATCACAGACACACAGAAAAGCAAGTCATCGCAGATAATACAGATGTCCAGCCGTTGCTTCATATCGTGCTGGATTTAACTTTTAATTACACAAAAAAGGAGAAATAAATAAATGGCAGATTTAATTTTGGGAAAAGACGTTATCGCCTTTTTCCGTCGCTACGCTGACCGCACAAAACAAGATGCGGGTAAAGTACGCTTCCAATCTGAATTGTCTATCAAATCAGAAAAGAACGTAGAGAGTACTAAAACTAAAGACGGTGTCGTTAACTCAATTTCAGACGGAGAAACAAGCGGAGAGTTTAAATCGCTTGCTTATCGTGAAGACGGCGATACCGTGAATATGTGGAAAGAGATGCGTAAATGGTTCAAAGCAAACGATAAAATCGAGTGCTGGATCGTTGACCTTGGAAGCAAGAAACAAGAGGGTGGTGTTGATAAGTACGACGTTGAATACTATCAAGGTTACTTCAAGAATTTTGAATTGTCAGCACCGTCAGACGATAAGGTTGAGTTATCTTATGAAGTCGCTATTGACGGAAACGGTATCTTACATACTGACAAATTGACTGAAACACAAAAACAAGCAGTCGAAAGCGCACAATACAACTACCACACACTCGAAAAAGAAACAGACGGAGCGGGCGTTCCGGTTTAATAGTGGTATTTACAAGGGCAATTTATTTGCCCTTTATTTTTTTACTTAAAAGGAGAAAAAACAGATGATTTTAAAAATTGGAGAACGTGACTACACTTTACGCTTTGGACTTGGATTTTTGCGAGAAATGAATAAACTTCATTCAGCAGAATTGGAAGGTATTAAAACTGGTTACGGTGCAATGACATTGCTTAATGCTGGACAAGCGCTAAACGATCCAATGGCTTTCGTAGATATTATTAAAGCCGGAACAATAACCGAAAACCAAAAACCAAGCAATGAAGCGATTGAAAAATATCTTGAAGACTTGATTTTGAATGACGAGTACGACAAGACTATTAACGAAATTGTGGCAGAGTTAAAAGCATCGCCCCTACTCAAAAAAGCAATGAACCTAGTCGAGTAAGGGAGAATAAAGGTTCAGATTTTGGCTATGACGAAGCAATAGCTTTGCTCATAGCTAGACACAATATGACGTTTCAAGAAGCATCACGAACCACGCTAGAAGAATTTGAAATCTATAACACCGCTTATCTTATCAAGCAAGAAGATATGCGCTACCATTCAGCAATTCAAGCATGGTTTAATCAAACAGTCCAAGCTACCAAAGGAAAAGGCAAAAGCGCAAGGTCAGCGTATAGGACGTTTGACGATTTTTACAATCATAAAGACGAGTTTGACAAGATTTTCAACAAAGAAGAAGTCAAACAAGTTAACAACAAACGATTGAGCCTTGCTGATAGAAATAGAAGGCTTAATCAATCATGAAAAGAAAGGGGGTAACTCATGGGAGCAAATTTTGACGTTACCGCCGTTTTAAAAGCTAATGTAACTGATTTTTCTAGCGGTTTAAAACAAGCGCAAACGTCTATTCAAAACTTGAAATCGCAAGCTTCGGCAAGTCTTGACAAAGTAAGCGAAAGCCTTTCATCTTTTGGCGCATCGGCTACGAAGCTGGGCGCTGGGTTGACAGCAGGCTTGACTGCTCCAGCAGTAGCTGGGGTTACTAAAATTATCAAGTCTTATGCTGATCTAGAGCAAAGTCTTGGCGGGGTTGAAACGTTATTCAAAGATAACGGAACAAGCGCTATTGGACTTGCTAAAAAGTACAATATCACAGCACAAGAAGCGCAAAACTTGTACGACACAATGGAAGAAAAAGGCGCAAACGTTATTGCTAACGCAAACAAGGCTTTCAAGACAGCCGGTGTAAGTGCAAATGACTATATGCAACAAGTTACGTCATTCTCAGCAACCTTGCTACAAGGTTTAGGTGGAGATACGGAAAAGGCTGCGCAATATGCGGATAAGGCACTTGTTCAAATGGCAGATAACGCCAATAAAATGGGTACAAATATGTCCGATATTCAAAACGCTTATCAAGGTTTTGCGAAGGACAATTATACAATGCTGGACAACCTGAAATTAGGCTATGGCGGGACTGCGGGTGAAATGGCACGACTTGTTAATGAGTCGGGCGTTTTAAACGGAGAATTTGAAGCGACAGCGCAAAACGTGAAAGATATACCGTTCCATACGTTGATTGAAGCTATCGGCATTACTCAAGATAGGCTTGGAATTACGGGAACGACGGCAAAAGAAGCAAGTGAGACTGTTTCGGGTTCATTCTATGCAATGAAAGCAGCAGCAGAAAACTTTGTCGCTGGACTTGGACACGATGAAGCAGATATTGCCGGTTTGATGGAAGACTTGAAAGACACGATTTTGACTTTCAAAGACAATGTAGTAAGGGTTCTTTTGACAATCTGGGATAACTTACCACTTGAACCGTGGCAGAAATGGACTGGTTTGATTGCTACACTAGCCGGACCGGCACTCATTGCCGTTGGTTCGGTTGCTTCTGGAATCGCTAAGATGATTACAGCTTTTAAAGTGATAAGCGGGGCTGTTTCTAGTCTATCAAGCCTTTTCACATTCGCAGAGGGCGGAAGTAGTATTTTTAGCGCACTAGCTGGAGCAATCGGTGCGGTAAGTAGTACAGTTCTTATCGTTATCGCAGTAGTAACGGCTTTGATTGCCGTTTTGGTTGGTGTGTATAACACTAGCGAAGACTTCAGAAACAAGGTTAATTCTGCTTGGGAAGCGGTCAAGGGTGCAATCACTAGCGCCGTACAAGAAATTGCTTCGTTTGTCAGCAATATCTGGGGCAGTATGACTTCATGGTGGCAAGAAAACCACGAACTGATTGAACGTGTCGCTACTAAGGTTTGGAATCAAATCAAAACCGTCGTAGAAACAGTAACAAACTTCCTAGCGCCTATCATCGAAGCAACATGGAATGCTATTGTAGCTACCGTAGGATCAGCTTGGAATATCATTAAATTGCTCATTGGCGAAAATTTAGATGCTATTTTAACCTTCTTCAAGGCATTTTTGCAGATTCTTGACGGTGACTGGTCAGGTGCTTGGGAAACGCTCAAAGAAGGCGCTGCTAGAAACTTTGAAAACGCCAAACAACTACTTGGCGCTATCTGGGATGGCATCGTTCAGTTCTTCCAATCCGGATTGGATTTCTTGAAAGCAATTTGGGATGCGACTTGGAGTGTTTTGAGCGTGGTAGTGATTCCTATTTGGGATTTTATCAAGAACGTCATTGATACAGGTATGAACGCTATCAACTTAGTTATTAGTACGACATTAACAACCGTTCAAACACTTTGGGATACAACTTGGAACGCTATCATGGCATTCGTCGAGCCAATCTGGACGACTATTTCAACGATTATAACAAATGCTTTGACATCTATCTGGACATATATCCAGTCAGCTATGAATGTTATCGGCACAGTCTTTAGTTCAGCGTGGGAGATTATCAAAGCAACGTTTGCAGCGGTCTTGCTTACTATTTACGGACTTGTTACTGGTAACTTTGACCTTGTAAAAGAAGCAATCTCTAACGCTTGGGCAATTATTCAAGCACGGACTAGTGAAGCGTGGAATGCTATCACTACATTCTTGTCTGGCATCTGGGAAAGCATCAAATCCGCAGTCATGAGCGCTTGGGAATACGTTAAAACTACTATTCAAAATGCTATTGAATTGACAAAACAAACGATCATGAACGTTTGGAATAATATTGTTTCATATTTGAAAGGCGTTTTAGATAATATCAAAGCAAGTATCTTGAGTACTTGGGAAAACGTGAAATCGACGGTTACAAATGCAGTTGAAAATATCAAAAACGCAGTCGTTAACGGTTGGAATAACCTAGTAAGCACAATTACGGGTGCTGGTCCTCGAATTGTATCATCTGTTTCAAGCAGTTTCAGCAATGCAATTTCAAGTGCTAGAAGCTTTGTAAGTAGTGCTATTAACGTGGGGCACAATCTAATTATGGGCTTTGTAAACGGCGTTAGAAACGCCGCTGGCGCTCTTATCAATTCAGTTACTAGCGCAGTAAGTGGCGCTATCAATGGTGCTAAACGTTTGCTCGGTATTCATTCGCCATCAAGAGTATTTAGACAGATTGGTGAATACACAGGCGAAGGTTTTACTATCGGTGTTGACGGTCAAGCTAGCGCAGTCATGAAATCAGTCGGAAGCATGGCACAAGAGGCAATTGATGCGTTTACTGGCAAAGACCTAGCCGGAACATTGCAAAGCGAATTAAACGCAGTTGACGGACAATTAGGACGTTTGACTGGCTACGATACATCAGTTGACTTCAACGGTGGAACAATCACAGTCGGGCAACAATCTGCGGACATCGTTCTTAAAATGGGCAATACAACGTATAGAGCCTTTACAGAAGACATCACTAGCGCTCAAGAAATGGAATTAACATTGGCAAGTTATTAGAAAGGGTAGAAAACCATGTATGGATATTCAAGATTAGAAAAAAATAACGACATCGTGGCTTTCGAGCCAAGCGATAACATGACAATAAACAGCGTTACACTAGATAGAGTAGTTGATGGGTATAGACAATTAACGGTTACTGGTAGAGGTCTAGTAGCCCAATCCGTCAAAACAACTTCTATCTCTGGACGGCGTGGCGTTTGGGTTGAAGATATTTCAGAACCTGAACGGATTTTAGAGATAAAATATCAGTTGACGGCTGACTCAAGTTCTGATTTAAGAAATAGCTTCAATCGTTTAAATGAGTTTTTACGTTCGGTTTCAGATGAACAAAAAATGTTAGAGGTTTCATTTAAGGATGAACCGGATTATATTTACTACGCTATTTTTAACGGCGCAGATGCTATCGAAGAAAACGCACTAACTATTGTTAGTCGTTTTTCTTTGTTAGTCCCTGAGGGTTTTAAAAAATCAAAAGCAAAGAAATCAACAGGGAATATCTCAATGAGTAGCAGGTTTGAAGTAACGCCCGTATCTATCACGGTTACAACATTAAAAGCGACTAACACAGTTAAAATCATAAGTGGCAAACAAATAATATCATTTACTGGTGCTTATGCAGAGAATAAAGATATTGTGATTGAGTTCAAACAGGATGAAGTGAAAGCAACTTATGAAGGACGTAGTATTTTAAGTGAACTTGATTTATTTAGCGATTTAGAGAATTTCAAGGTAAAAAACCTTGATATTATCACAGCTACAAATGCAATCGTAAAAGAAGTAGTTTGGAGAGATGAAAAACTATGATATATTTATTTGATAAAGACGAGAAACTGATAAAAATCGTTAAAAAAGAAGCTATCAAGACTGCTCTCCAAAAGTTCGCTTTAACTACTGAAAAATACGTATCTGATAGGCTTACGGTTGAGATGAAAGAGTTAACGGCGCAAGAATTGGAACAAGTGGAATATATGGCTATTCAGTCAATCGAAGATGCGCACAAATTCCACTTTTTCTATATTGCGCAAAAATTCTCAGAAAAACTTACAACCTTAATCGGTGTACAGTCTGGTATTGAGGAATTGAGAAAGTCGGTAGTTTTAGACAAGCGACCAAAGAATACATTTGCTAGACCTGTTATTAACGAACTACTTGCTGGTACTAACTGGCAAGCTAGATTTGTTAGTGAAACAAGTCAACGCTCAACAAACTTTTACTATATTTCAACATTTGAAGCCTTGAAAAAAGTCTGTCAAGTTTGGAATTTAGAAATGCAGTTTTTTGTTGAGATGAACGGCAATAAAATTGGCGCACGCTATATTGATTTCAAACAGCGGATAGGCGAAGCTACTGGAAAGCGTGTCGTTTATGGACACAATGCGCTTCAAATCTTGCAAGAAGTAGAGCGTACAAACTTATTTACTGCTTTAATTGGTCGAGGTAAGGGCGAAGAAGTCAGCGCACCAACTGGCGAAAGCGGACAAGCTGGTTATGGACGTAGAATAACATTTGAAGATATCATTTGGGAAAAAGCTAAAGGCGCACCAGTTGACAAACCAAAAGGTCAGAAATATGTCGAACTGCCCGAAATGACGAAAAAGTACGGTATCAAGAATGCGGATGGTACAATGCGAGCAAAAGTTGGCTTTGCAGTCTTTGAAGAAGAAGAGGATGCTAACGTTCTAATTCGTAGAACGTATGAACAATTAGTAAATGCTTCAAGACCACAGTTAACCTTGAAGACTTCAACCGTTTATCTAAAAGGCGTTAACATAGGCGACACTATCCGAGTTGTACGACACGATAAGAAGCTAGACTATGATACCCGTATCTTTGAAATCACGTTCAACCGTTTGAATAATGAATCAAGCGATATCAAGTTAGGCGATAGGATTTCAGAAAGTAACGAAGCTAAAATCCAAAATATCGCAAGTCAGAAAGCGGATGAGTTAATTTCAACTAGCTTTAATAGTTTGATTAAAAACTTGCCGGACTTTTTGCCAAGCGCAGACGGCTTGAACAAAAACTGGTACGGTGCGAATGATCCAACGAAAACACACGTTGGAAAAGTAGCTATCAATGATATATGGTTCAAACCAAACCCTGAACACGAAGGTCAAACAATCATGTTAAGGTGGACGGGCGAGGTTTGGGAAGAAGTCATCCGGAGCAACACAGACCAAGAAATTATTGATGAAATCAGCAAGCGTTTTGAAAATCTCAATCTTTCGGGCGTTGATGAAGCCAAAGCAAAAGCAGAGGAAGCTTTGCGAAAAGCTGGAGCGATACCAGATTTACAAGGAAAATTTGACAATCTTGACCGTGAACAAACCTCACAAGGCGTGAAGCTATACAGAATGGAGAACGATTTCCAATATGTCAAAGGAACAGTTCAACTCTATGAGCGCATTTTAGGCAGTTCAGAGAGTGATATTTCTAGAAATGCTTCACGGCTCGTTATGAGTAGCGAGATATTCCAGACTGAGGTTGGGAAATATGTAACAGATGATAACAACTTAATTGTAAATTCAATGTCTATGTCCACTAATACGCTTATTAATAATACAGCTTCAGGCCGTTCGGTAACTCTGAATGATGGTGTATTTGATATTAAGGTAAGCGGCGCTACTAGTTACACTTTTACAGGTTTTTCCTTGCCTATCTACGTCAAGAAGATTTACCGAGGTGAGACCTATACTCTAGGTTTCAAATATCGTTTTAAAGAGTACCCAGATAGTGGTTTTGCATTTAACGTTAAAAACCACAAATTAAATAAAGTTTTATTAAATGCTGATATCGGCAAGGATAGGCCTACACTTGACGAGTGGCAAGAATTCCAAAAAACTTTCACAGTTCAGGAAGATTTTGCTTTTGGCGAGGATAAGAACTATCCATTTTATATTTACCTAATAAAAAACGGTTGGGTTGAGTTTAAGGAACCTATTTTAGTTAGAGGTAGTAGAACAGGGACTTACAAGCCTAGCCAATTTGATGAGGCTTACAAACAAACAAAAGAAGCTAAAGACTTAGCGGAAAATGCACAGACAAGAGCAATACAGATTGCTCAAGGTTTGGAAGCAACACGGACACAAGTCACACAGCTTTCTAATTCATGGGCAGTCAAGGCCTTAAATAACGCCGGAGACATCCTCGGACAGTTGAACTTAAATAAAGACGGTTCGGTTCGCATCAACGATGCCCTCGTTGCCGTAGGTGATAAGACCTATATCAAGGACGGAGTTATTAAAAGTTCCATGATTGGTAACGCTCAAATTGGCACGGCTCACATTGGCGAAATTGATGCAAGTCAAGCTAGAATTATCAATATTTCCGCTAAAAACATTGTCGCAGACGGTTTGACAGCGAACGTGATAAAAGGCGGTAAGTTATCGTCATTAAATAGTGTTACTAATTTTGATTTACAGACTGGATGGATTGAAATGAATAAGGAAGGTGTAGGAGTTGTAAATCATTTTGCAGGCAGACCTATTCAATACCTTGTTTTCGGTGCTGGTGCAATTTCCAATAAACCTGGTTCATATACCGCTCTAATGTCTAATTCAAATGGTAGGATAAACATGGATGACGGCTCTGCTGGTATTCAAATATGGAATACAAACGACAATACAACAGCCGTCAACTTATACGGTGATGAAATAGCTATGATGTATAATGCGAACGACCCGAAAGGTATCATTTTTAACAATATCGATAATGAGATTAGAAATGTCGAGAAAATGCAAGTTGGTACGATGGGGGTAAGCCAAACAATATGGATAAAAGGTACAAATCTAGTGCAATTATTTGATTTAATAAATAAGAATTTTGAAGGGATTGAAAGACACTTTCAAATTAATAAGCTCGGAAGACCCGGACGTTATAAAATATCAATTTAAGGGCAGAAAGGGAAAATATGAACACAGCAGATAAAGTTATCAACGACTTAGCAATTCAACTCGCAAACAAAGCGATTGAATGCGCGAATTACAAAGCACTCTATGAAGATGCACAAACGCAACTTCAACAACTACAAGCAGAAAAAGAAAAAGAAGAAAAAGAGGAAGTATAATATATGACATTTAAAGTAGTAAATAAATACTTACAAGAAAACAACCGCACATTCGTAGCTATTCGCCAAGAAGCGCCATACACGGCTTATGACCGTGTTTTGATTGGTGACCGTGTGAACGAGTCAGACGAAGTTCTTATCCAAGCGGTACTCGGTCAAGTAGCTACTGAATTAAATCCAGCGGATGGCGTGAAGAAACTTCAAGAAGACTTGCAAACACAAGCGCAAGACTACGAAGCAAAACTCGAACAGAAAGACGCTAAAATTAACGAAGTGAAAGCCGTCGCAGATTGGGCTGTTTTGGCTCGAGTTACAGACACAGATAACCCACTTGATCCAACAGTCTTCAAGCGTGGACTTGAATTGGTTGACCTTGGTAAAACTGGTAAGACTTACCAGCCACAAGAAATCTTCACGCTTGAAAATCCTAATCATGTTGAAAAATTTCAAGAAGGTAAGCGTGTCATGATTCAAGTTAACGAGCCTTTCACTTACCAAGGACAAACGCTTGAACAACTTGCAGACCTTTATCAAAACGGTAAGCTAGGCGTCTGGAAATGGACAGAACCTAAACAAGAAAAACCTTCTAGCGAGTTAGACACTCAACCCGTTCAATAGTCATCCATTTTAGAAAGAGGGTGGTTAGATTGGACGTTCTAACTTTAATAGATAAGCTTACGCCCGTTTTAGTCGTTATTATTCCAAGCTACTTTTCATTCAAGAGTACAAAAACATCAAAAGAAGCCGACAAACGCCTTGAGGGGTTATCGAATAAAATTGATACCCTTGAGAAGTCAGTCTCAAGTGTGGAAGAAATTGGAAAGGATAACCAACGAAACCTAACGATTATCGGGAAAGGCTTACAACGGTTACAGCGTTTTCGATTGCAAGAAAACTTAAAAAAAGCAATCCGACGTGGAAAGACAAGTCAGCATGAAATTGAAGAACTTTCACGACTTTATGAAAGCTACGTCGAACTAGGCGGAAACGGTGCTATCAAAATATTGTTTGAGAAATTTCTCAAACTAGAAATCAAAGAGGAAAATGATGATGAATAAAATTAACTGGAAATTACGCTTACAAAATAAAGTTACACTTATCGCACTCTTGGCAGCGGTATTCCTTATGGCTCAACAGTTCGGGTTTGAAATTCCACAAAATTATCAAGACGGTGTGAATACATTTGTTTATATCCTTGTTTTGCTCGGTGTGGTTACTGATCCAACGACTGCTGGCATCACAGATAGCGACAGAGCGCTTGAATATCACGAACCAAGCGAAGACTAGAAAAGGGAAGCCATAAGGCTTCCTTTTTATTTTGTATGAAAGGGGGCAACCTTTGAAAAAAATTATTAAACGACAAACTGGCGTTTGTGTCAACGTCCGAGATAATTCGGATAAAGTCAAAGAAGAATTTTACTCACACGATAAAAACAATGCATTCATCGAATTGCGACTGAATAACGTAAACGCTGAAAAAGTTATCGTCTTATTCCATTTCAAAACGACAAATCGTTTCTTGGAAGTTGTCGGAGTGGTTGAAGATAATATCACATCTATTCCATTTGATACCGGCTTAATTACAACCGATGAAATCGTTGACGGGTTTGTTTATGCTGAAAAAGTCGTACAATCTGCGGACATCTTGAAATTTTCTTTTGGCGTTCGTGTTTCTGAAATTGACAAACATAGCGAATTGCCGGTTATTGAGAAAGAAACCAAAAGAATTGTCGCTGTAACAGATATTGTAACGAAAGCTGAACTAGAAGAAGCGATCAAGAATATTCATGTCGAGGGTGCAACGTTTGACGATTCGGAGATTATTCGACGTTTACAAGCGCTTGAAACGAAACCGGAAATCGACACAAGCGGTTTTGCTACAAAGCAAGAATTAGAAAGTAAAGTTGACCGTGCTATAATAAGCCATATTTCAACCGAAATAGAAGCGTTAAAGACAAAGACAGATAAAGATACCGTCTATGACGATAGCGCCCTTAGAGAGCGTGTATCAGCTTTAGAAAGAAAGACAGATAATGATACTGTATATAACGATACAGAAATCAAGCAACGCTTGGAAGTTTTGGAACACAAACCGAGTGTTAATACTAGCGAATTAGTAACCAAGCAAGAATTGGAATCTAAAGGCTACTTAACCGAGCATCAATCATTGTCTAACTATGCAACGAAGCAAGAAATACCGCAACCGTACAATGATGCAGAATTAAAAGAGCGGGTAAGCCGATTAGAGAGCAAACCTGATTTAGATACTTCAAATTTTGTAACAAACGAGGTATTAAATAACAAGGGTTATCTTACACAGCATCAGAGTCTAGAGGGTTACGCCAAGAAAACAGAAATCCCTCAACCTTATAACGACACCGATGTCAAACAAAGACTTTCGGTTGTCGAACAAAAAGGGGAAGGTTACGCAACTAAAGAACAACTTGCATCTATTCCTAAAACTCCACAAAAGTTGACACTAACAGGTAACACGCTTGTATTATCTGACGGTGGGGGAAGCGTAACGCTACCAAGTCAACCGACATCAAACGCACCCGCTGGACAAGTAAATGAATACGAAATCCACGGCACAGGTATGCCTAATGGCAAGGTTGTAGCACCAGTCGGTACAACCTATGTTGATACCGCTGTTACAAATGGCGCTCTTAAATGGATAAAACGAAGCAGAACTGATAATCAAGGTTGGGAGGTTCTCACAGGCGACACAGGTTGGAGAACTTTAAATATTAAATCTAAACTCGGAAACTCATTCTTGAAAGTTAGACGAAAAAATGATTTAGTTACTTACCAATTTGGCGGTCTTTCGTGGGGTTGGTTCGGTGTTGTTCGCAGAGGTGGCGTAGGATACGAGGCACAAGGTAGTGACAAAGAACGAAATTGCTATATTTTAGGATTGAGTGGAGTCCCTCTAGGTTTCAGGTCCGAGTCTAGTTTAATTGGCAGCATTTACAATGACAAAGGCACTCCTTATGGCACATGGTACTTGGGAGGCTACTGGGACAGCAACATGTTACGTTTCCAGTTCACTGACCCCGTCCCGACCGATAGGGACATCGGGGACATCCGAGTAAGTTCTATCTCATACTTGACTAGTGAGCCTTGGCCGGGCGTTTTACCATAAGAAAGGAAAAAAATAAATGACAATCAATATTGAAACTGCTATTGCATGGATGAAAGCTAGAGAGGGCAAAGTGTCCTATAGCATGGACTATAGAGACGGAGAGGACTCTTACGACTGCTCAAGCTCAGTCTATTATGCTTTGAGGAGTGCTGGAGCAGTATCTGCTGGATGGGCAGTAAATACTGAATACGAACACCAATGGTTGCTTGATAATGGCTTTGAGCTTATTGCTGAAAATACCGAGTGTGACGCTCAACGTGGGGATGTTTTCATTTGGGGACGCAAAGGAGCCTCAGCTGGAGCTGGAGGGCATACTGGAATTTTCGTAGACTCTGAAAACATTATCCACTGCAACTATCGCTATGATGGTATCACAGTCAATAGTCATGACTATATCTGGTCTCTTGCTGGACAACCTTATTTCTATATCTACCGTCTAACCAATCCAAACGCTCAACCTGAGGCGCCTAAGAAAGGCTGGCAAGAAGATGATGAGGGGTATTGGTACGTTAGAGCTAATGGCTCATATCCTAAGGATGAATTTGAAAAAATTGATGGCACCTGGTACTACTTTGACGAAAATGGCTATATGCTCTCAGATAAATGGAAACAACGCCCTGATGGCACATGGTACTACTTTGATAAGTCAGGCGAAATGGCCACTGACTGGAATAAGATTGATGGTAAGTGGTACTATTTCAGCAGAGATGGCGCTATGGTCACTGGCTGGGTTAAATACTACGACAAGTGGTACTACCTCGATGCAACCAATGGTGATATGAAGTCTGACTGCTTCATTAAATATAACGATGGTTGGTACTTGCTACTCCCTGATGGTCGTCTTGCTGACAAGCCAGAGTTCACAGTTGAGCCTGATGGCTTAATTACAACAAAATAAAAAATAAAATAGAAAGATCAAATTAATTATACCTACTAAACCGCTGGCGTTTGCTGGCGGTTTTTTTTGTTTAACTCCCTGAGAAATGACAAGGAAATAAGAGAGACAATAACTCTTCTTAATTCCTTGAGAAATGATAAGGAGATAAGCAAAGTTTTTAGTCCTCTTAATTTCGTTTTACTCCTTGTCAAACGGTAAGGAAATAAGGCAGGAAATAACTTGTCTTAATTCCTTACAAAACGATAAGAAGATAAGAGCATTTTAAAAGTCTGTTAATTTCGTTTTACTCCTTACTAAATGATAAGTAGATAAGATCAATAATAACTCTTCTTAACTCCCTGAAAAACGACAAGCAGATAAGCAAAGAAATAACTTTTCTTAATTGCTTGTAAAATGATAAGCAATTAATGTATTTTAGTCTAACTAATC